CGTTGAGCGTACCTCGCTGAGGGGCGGCGTAGTTCTGTAGCGTAAAGCGATGCTGCTGCCCGTTCAGGCGACTAATAAACCCGTCCATCTCCGCTCTGTCGTCGCCCTTCAAGTTCGTGAACGTCAGCGTCGCGGACCATCGCTCACCGCCCCGATCGAGGGTCTGAATCGCCCCGGTGAAGGCCGACGGGTAGGAGGCGGCGTTACTGACCAACTGCCACACGAGCGACGATGGCGCGACCGAGGGGAACGAGTATGTAGCCATCAGAATCGACCCTCATTGCGTAGCTGAATTATAGACGCAATGGTCGCCTCTCGGTTCTGCTCAAGCAGCCCCGGCAGCGCGCGTCGAACCTCCGAGTCCGCGCCCGTCGCGTTGACGGTCTGGTTGATGACGAGCCCGCCCCCCGCACTCATGGGGGTCACCGTCGCGGGTCCGGCAACGAACTCAGGGCCGGCCTCACCGACAACGCCGAACTGACCGGCTCCAATGCGACCGCCGTTGGCGAAGAACCCGGCAAAGCTACCGCCTAGAAAGTTACCGAGCGGCCCGGTGACGGATAGGCGCAGACCAATGCGAATGATGTCCTTGAGTAAACCCTGTAGGACGTCGCGCAGCTTGTCGCCCTCAAGTACCGCGTCCTCGAATGCCGACTCAAACGTAAAGCCAAGCTGCTGCGTGATCGAGTTGAGTTTACGGGCTCGATCTTCTGCGTCCGCGAATATCTGCTCCGTCTGCTCGCTAATCTTGCGCTCGGCCACCAGCACCCCGCGCAGCGCGTCTCGCGACACCACTTCCTCGATCGGAGCCTGCACGCTTGCCAGCGTCGGACCTGCCGCCGCACCCTCGCGCGCCGCCTGATTGCGCAGGTCCGCGAGCCGCTTCTGGGCGTCAAGAATTTGCTGGATGATCTGTTCTTCGTTGCCCTCGTTGACTCCGCCCGACCGCGCGTCACTGAGCCTCGTGTACAGAGCGTTAAGGTCGGCGACCAGCTTCTGTTCCTCGCTGAGTCCGAAAAAAAGCTGATTGGTCTTCTCGATGAACTGAGTCAGCGCCTCGATCGCGCCGGACTCCAAAATGCTCGCGGACAGTCCCTTGAACGCGGCCTTGAGGTCGGTAATGCGATCATTCAGCTTTGCCGCCGCCTGCGCCGCCTCTGTCGAGACCGTCACCCCGAGTCGACGCGCCTCTGACCGCAGATCGCGTAGCCCAGCGGACCCACCCTTGAGGGTTTGCAACAGGGCGACGCCCTCAGCGTCAAACAGCTTAAACGCGAGGCGTGTCTGGTCCGCCTCGTTCCCTACGAGACTAAGTGCCTCACCGACAAGCTCGAACTGCTGATCGAGCGGAAGGCGCGCGAGTCGCTGCGCGTCGATCCCAAGCTCGCGCAGCGCGCCCTGAGCCTCTCCGGTACCCTGAGCGGCCTCTGCGACGCGACGCTGTAGCCTCTGAAGGCCGAGCTGTAGGGCACGAACGGGCACGCCGCTGCGCTCGGCGGCGAACTGTAGCTCACTGAGCGCCTCTACGGATATGCCTAGGCGATCGTTGAGTTTCTGAAGGTTGTCGGCATAGTCGACCGTAGCCCTGCCGACGCGCGCGAGCTGCGTCGTACCAAACGCAATGGCGGCTGCCCCAAGGACCTTGAACGCGGCAGTGATTTGCCCGAGTTGTTTCCTTTGGTTTCGCTCGAAACGCTTTAGGCGGCGGTTGGCCTGATCAAGACCCTTCTGATACTTTGCCGTCTGCGCCTCTAGGCTGACTATCAGTTTCGCTAGATCCGCCACGCTTGAGTGCCCTCAGAACCTGAAATGCGCGCTGTGTGCCTTCCTCGCGCCGTGAGTGAGCATCTTGCCACATAAAGTCCGCGAAGTTGACGGGCTTCTCCTTGGGCGTGTTGGATCGCGCGAGGATGTAGGAAATCATCGCGCTGTGCCAGTTTGCGCGTCGATCGCCAAACGGCTCGATGTGGTCGTACCCCTTGAAGTCGGCAATCACGCTCGCGGGCCATTGCTCTATCTCCTGCGGCGGTATACCGAGGGCAAGGCTCAGCTTGAGGATAAAGAGGCGACCGGGCCTTTCCTTCAGGACTTTGGGTCAGCGCCACCTATCTCACTGAGCGTTATGATCTTCTCCATCAGCGCGGCGAGGTCGGCTGCGCTGAAGTGGTCCATGATGTCCTCGACCGTCTCCTGCCTGAACCCGTCGACACAGTGACGCACGAGGATGGCGGCGACCTCGACCTGACTTTTCTTCTGGCCCTGCGCGTCCATCATCGCGGCCATCGCCCCGCCGCTCATCTCGCGGATGATGACGGTGTAGCCGTTGCGCAGGTCGACTTCTTTCGACTCGCGTAGGTCGTCCATCTACGTGATGTCGCCCGTGATCTTCACCGTGAACGTGATGCGGTTCTGCTCCGTCGGGCTCGGCTCGATCGTCCACGACAGGCAGACGCCCAAGAAGTCAAACGTCTCGTCGGGGCTGGGGGCCTCGTTGACCACTCGGAACGAGCGCGTCTCGCCGGCGTCGACCGCCGCGATGAGGTTTGCCTGCTGTGTGTTGGCGGCGTTGTAGTTAGCCTCGACGGTAAGCTCCGCGCCGTCGGCCAGACCCGCGATGTACTCCTGAGTCAGACCGCTGTCGAAGTTGGTGACGTTGACCAGCTCGTTCGTCTTGCCGAACCCGCCAATCGAAAGGACTTCCTCAACGTCCGAGTAGACCGGGGGGCTCGCCGTGGTGCCGAGCTGGAACTTGAATCCTGAGATATTTGCGACTGTCGCCATGCCTGCCTCACGTGTATCCGATTAGGTATTGAGCCGCCACTCGGCGCAGCCTCGTGTCTAGCTCGTAGTCGTCCGGAAAGCGGTTCTCGATCCTGATGTGATCCGCAAAAATCTCCGGGCTCGTGTTTCCCAAGACCCCCCGGTAATCAACCAGCGCCGCCTCGACGGCTGCCTGAATCGCGAGGGCGTCCTCGTAGCTCTCCGCGAAGCAGTTTACATCGAATACGATGCGACGGTAAGTCCCTAGCCCCTGTAACTGCTGGTCGAACAGCTCGCTGTCGACGGCATACGTCACTGCCGGAGCATCTTGCCCCGCAGGGATGAAGTGCGGCCAGATGCCGTTCACGAGCGCCATCAGCGGCGCGTCGTCCTTCAGGTGCGATACAAACGCCTGAACGATCACTTGCGCGCCGCCTTATCAATGCGCTTTTTTAGGAACTTCGCGAGGCGCTCGGTGACCTCAAAGCGCGTGATTCGCAGGGCCGGCACCAGCCAAGGCTGCGGTGCCTGCCGCGACGTGCCTCGCTCAACGAACTCCGTCGCGTAGTACGCCTCGGGCTTCACGCCAATCATCGCTTTGGCAAAACTGCCCCGCTGGTACAGCTTGACCTTCTTGGCGATGTTGCGCTTGGCGAACCCGGGGGCAACGAGGCGACCCGTGTAGGTTCTCGCGAGGAAGTCGCGGTCATTCTCCGGGATCAGCGCGCGCGCTTTCTTGACGGTGGGGTTCACAGCGATCAGGGCCGCAGACCGCAGGGCCTTACCTCCCGCGGCGGATCCAAGAGCCTGTAGGCGTCGCTCTAGGGTCTTGAAGCCCTCAAGCCGCTCAGCCATTGTTGTCCTCCCTTGCGCGAATCTCGATGAACCGATTGCGCTCGCTGACGTTCATCACGCCCATAACGTCAAAGATGCGAGAGCCAAACCGTATGCGATCCTTTGGCAGTATATCCGGGCCGTGGCGCAGCCTAATCGTGTGCGTCAGCTCCGATCGCTCGGGCCCCTGCGCCAGATACTCCTTGGAGGTAACGGGTAGAATCTGGACCCACACGCAGGCGGTAGTGTTCCACGTATCGTTGACCTGACCCACGGCGTCGACGGTCGTCACCCGGCGCTGTATCTCTACCCTATGTCGGAAACGCCCTGCCATACACGTGACTCCACATTGACCCGTCTGCTATCTCGTTCAGCTTCCACTGGCGGTACATCAGATTGTACGCCCATTGGCGACGATCGCCACGAAAGTAGGGATCATCGAAGGTCTGTGAGCATACAGGAGACGCGATACACATTGGATGCAAGGCGACCGTGGGTACTCCCGCGATGACCGCCTCTACCGCCGCCGTGCTGGTCCACGTCACGGCCATGTGAGCGTCGCGCAGGTCCTCTGCCAGCGACCGGGGCGACTGCGCGACGAGCGGGTGCGGGCGCTCGCGAACCTTGTAGAGCGCCTCAAGCAGCTTTCGAGTGCTGTCCCATATTGTCTGCGAGGGCGCCCCGTAGTCGTTGGGGTGCTGCGACAGCATCAGGGCGAAGCGCCCGCTCAGCTTCCAGTCGTCGAACTCAATGCCGAGCCTGCGCCAGCGATCGGGCGGGGCGTTCCACGTGAAACCATCGCTCATCCCGTGGGGCTTGTTCCAGCTCGTCGAGATAAACCGCAACCGGTCCCTGTGGTAGTTGCCAGTGTCGCGGTTGATGTAGCCCGCCTCAAGGATCAGGTGCGGCCTGAGACCGTCGTAGCCGCGCTTTCCCCAAGAGGAGACCATGTCGTATTGGTCATCGTCGAACGTGTCTCTCACGTCGACTCGCACGCCGTGGCGCACACATCCGTTGCGAAGCGCCTGCATCGCCTGCACCTGATGAGGCTTTCCCGGCTCCGCGACCGCGCACAGTCTCACGGCTCGCAGCGCCAGTGCCAGTCGCCGTGCGGGGGCTGCTTGGTAAAGATGACGTTACCCCACCGGGCGCGAATGTCGGCGTCCCAATCCTTCGCGGGACGCTTGTTGACGTGCAGGTCGATGCCGTCGAGGAAGGACGGCTTGTCATTGGTCGAGAGAAAAAACACTCCCGAGCAGACCCGCCGAAGCTCGTCGAGGGCCTGCTGTTCCTCGCCCGGAGGCAGATGCTCGACGACATCGTAGCAGGACACGTAGTGGAACGCCCCGTCCTCGAAGGGCAGGTCGCAGGCGTCGCCGTGTATCACCCGCTTGCCGTCGCACAGGTCAGGGACGGTCTCTATGCCGGTGCAGATCAGCCCGATGGACTCGGCCCTGTCCAGCGTCTCGCCCCGACCGCAACCCACGTCGAGGTAGGTCAACCCCGCCGACATCGAGTTGATGTCCTCGGCGGTGTATTGGAGCCGTCCGCGACCCATCCGGTAGTTGCTGCGCTCGTAGCACAGCTCGTACTTCCACTGCTCGACTAGGCTCATGCGGCGCATGGTATCAAAAAAAAGCCCCGACCGACGCCGGGGCAAGTCGCGCTTACGCCAGAATGCGCTTACAGCCCGATGAACGGCAGCGCCCAGCCCGACAGCAGGTGCTTGGCCGCAGCCTCGATGTTCGCGGTCTCCGGGTCGCCCGGGGCGCGTCCCTCGTAGTACGCCGACGCCATGAGCAGGATCGCTTGCCGCAGGGTGTAGGGCAGGGTCGACGACGTGTAGCCCGCCGTGACGGTTAGCTGCGCCGCCGAGAAGTAGTCGCCGGTGCTGGGCCACGACTCGTTGCGAATCGGCCTCAGTCGCGTCTGAAACTGCGAGCCGTTGTCGATCTCGTACCTCGTTGGGTCCCACGTCTGCGTGTTGCCGTCCACATCAATGTACTGAATCTGGTCGACGCTTTCGATGTATCCGAGCGGAAGGGGCCAGTAGTCCACCGGAAACCTGTCTGCGTTAATCTGATACTCCTGCCGAGTAATCGCGCGGCGAGTCTCTCCCTCGCAGTACTCCACGGACACGTTTAGCAGGCTGGCGAGGTAGTGGTCCTCGGTCGCGGCCTCTATGTGCAGGTGGTCGCGCAGCTCATCGAGGTTGATCGGCAGCGCTGCGCCCACTCCAGTTTTCGTCACGCGCATCATATCGACGCCTCAAGGTTGACCTGCGGGAAGCATGTGATCGCGCTGTGAGGCGAACACAGGGCGACCTGACGGTCCGGAAAGGCGGGGGCGATGCGTCGGTACATCTCGGCCCAGCGATCAAACGGCGGGCCGCTGCGGTAAAAGATCGGGTCGCGGTTCTCGTGGCAGTTGCGCTTTGGTCCGCCGCAGTCGTAGCCGAACAGGACGACGCGCTGCGCTCCGAGGGTAAGGGCTAGGTTCAGGGCCTGAAATCCGCTGTGACCGCCGCTCAGGACCTCTCCGGGCTCGGTCGGGACGGGAACGTCGCTCTGATGACACTTGATCATCGTGACGTCCGTGTTGGGCGGCTTGTGGTCAGCGCAGACGCGCATGCCGTAGAACTCGGGGAGGTAGTGGTTCCACCAGTGACGATCGGCGGCGTACAGCATATCCGCCCACGGTGCCGCTAGTGGCAGGAATTGGCGCAGCCCGGCCTCATTGATCGCGATCACGCGACACGCGTCTGCGTTTCGCCTTTCGTGAACGTGGTCGACCTGCTGCGGCGTCAGGCTTGGTCCGGTCGCCAGAATCGCTACCGTCTTGCCCGTCCAGTCGGGCCAGCTTGGTCTCTCGGTCCTCTGCGGTACGGATTCGAGTTGCTCGGCCTGATTCGAGTAGATCATGCGCTACCTCAGTGGGTATGTCCGTGCCTACCTCGTAGTCACCCGCGAGGTAAGTGTGCTGCGCGCGTCCCATAGGCAGGACGCGCGCAACACGAACTGGCTCAGCGAGCCTTATCCTCACCGCTGTGCGAGCTTGATCGCGTCGTTGTTGAGGATGATGCCGCCCTCGCGCCGGAAGAAGTACCACCGGATGAAGCCCGGGTTGGTCACTTCGTCGCGGATGACGCGAACGGTGCTGCGCTCGACGAGCAGGTAGCCGCGACCCCAGTTGCCAAAGGCAATCGGGTAGTTCAGCGGCGACTCACCGACATCCGGCATGTCCTCCCAGATCACGAAGCCGTAGCCGGCGATCGTCGGGGGCTGACCGACCTGAAGGTTCGGCTCCCAGAGGTAGTGACCGTCGCTGGTCTTGGCGCGGCGGAGCGTGCTGGCCGTGGCGCTGTTCATCGCGAACTGCGCGCCCTGACGGTAGCCACTCTGAAGCGTGTAGATCAGGCTGATTACGTGCTCGGTGATGTCGTCTGGCGACGGAGCGGCGACGTACTGAAGCGCCTCTGCGGAGCGCAGCGGGCTCGCGTCGTCAGCCGTCGTGACGGGCGTCGTATTCAGAATGCCCGTGGGACGGTTGGTACCGTTGCCGCTGATGACCGCGAGACCTTCCTGCTTGGTGAACTCTTCGGCCACCGAGCGGGACAGCCAGCCGTCCACGTTCGCGAGGTCCATCGCGGACCACTGCGTCGCCTCCGGACGAGCGTACAGCTCGCCCATCGACGGGGCGCGCTGCCTGAGCTGCGGGGTGCCCGTGACGTTTCGTGTGTCCGTCTCACCTACCCAGCCAGAGCCCGTGCCGAGAATGTCCACGACTTGCTTGAAGTCGTTGCTCGTGATCGACACGACCGGGATGAGCTGACGAACCGGAGATATTTTCTGCTCCATCGTCTCGACCTCTGCCCGGATAATCTCGGGCAGCAGGAACTCACCGTCGGGCCCACCGTCGAGGCCAACGCGCTTGTGCTCCGGCAGCGACGCGCGAACCTTGTCCTGAACTTCAAGAACCTTGGTCGCGGCCTCCTGACGGCCACCCTTGCGCAGCATCTGGTAGAACGCCTCGCGATGCTGCTCGTGCAGCTGCTTCGTCGCGTTGTAGCTACCAGCTCCACCCTCGAACAGCGCCTCAAGCTCATTCAGGCGATCTTCCATCGCCTTGAACTCGGTGTCGCGCTCGCGCTTTTTGGACTCTGCGGCGTCAAGGTCCTTCTCGACCTTGCGCAGCTTTTCCTCGATTTCGGACACGGCTTCAGCGCGTGCCGTCTTTTCGAGGCGCTCGTCGTTCGTCTCGATGAACGTCTGGACCAGTTTGCCCAGCTCGTCCAACTCCTGCTTCACTTCACGATCCATTGCTCAGTACCTTTCGTAATAGGTTGTCAGTCAACTCGATGTTCGAGTCGTCGTGGTCGTCGCGCTGCTCAACCAGCGAGCGGATGTAGCGAGCCGTCTTTGCCGCGATGCTGCGCGACATACCGAACTCGGACCGCAGTCGACCTTCCAGAACTTTGTGCGTGTCGTTCTTCACTCCGATAACCCGCGCCTCCGGGTTCATGGGGAAAGTGGCTAGGCTGACCTCCAGCAAGTCCACCTTGGTTAGAACACGCACGTCGTCCTCAATCTTGTAGTCCTCGGCAATATACCCGATAGAGAGTCCGCGCACAGCCCCCTGCTTGACCAAAGAGCGCGCCTCGCGGCCTCGCTGCGTGTCGAGGTTGATCTGACCCGTGACCTTCAGCCCGCGTCGATCCTCGCTCATGCCGTCCCACACGCCAATCGGCTCGTCCGAGAAGTGCTGCCACAGCATAGGGATCGTACTCAGACCCTTGATGGTGTCCTTGAACGCTCCCGGCTCGATTCGATCGCGCCCGAAGTCGACGTTACCGAATACCGCCCCGTGGCCCTCAATGTAACCGTCGTCGTCCGCGCGTTTGATTTCGAGCCCGCAGTCAACCCACAGCTTGTTCGCCATCGCACACGACCTCCATGCCCTGTACCAGTTCCTTCGTCTTGAGCTTGCCGACGCGGGGTGGCTGGACGCGGAACATTATGTTGGTCGAGCTTTCGCTGACCTGCTTGGCCGACACTCCCATCAGGCTCGCCGCCTCTACCGCGAGGTCGGGCGTCCATCCCTGACCCTCGTTGACCCAACTCGGGCTAGCCAGCTTGCTGAACTTAAGCAGCCGCATCGTCGGCGACAGATGCTTGATCGTCGCCTTCATCATCGTCAGTTGCAGCATTCGCATCATCGCCACTCCCAGCCATGTTGAGCTGTGTGTAGTAGTCATCCCCGCCCTCGCGCGGATTCATGCCCTCGCGAGCCCGTATCTCGTTCGGCGACATCGCGCCGACGCTATAGAGCTTCGAGTAGCCCTCGACGCGGTTGCGGAAGTCCGCCCGCTCCGCCGCGTCTAGGTCGAATCGTACCACCAGTCCTCTATCAAAGTCGCGTTCTGCAAGCAAATCCCTTGACATAGATTCCTCGAACATTCGCACGTAGGGGAGCATGGCGTCCTGCACGAACTCAAGGCTCTGATGCTCGATGTTGCTGAACGTGGCTCGCTCAAGGTCCGCCAGCTTGTGAGGCGGCACACCCCATACCGAGGCGATCTCTGACCGCTGGAACTTCCGCGCCTCGATGAGCTGCGCGTCGATGGGCTTGAACGTAATCTCCTTGGCGTCCATTCCCTCGGGCAGCATCGCCACGGATCCGCGCTGCTTGCCTGAGCCGTACACGCGCTTGAACTCGTTGGTCCACTGCTCGTACTGCTCCTTGCTCGTAAACCGGCCCCCGGTCAACATGAACCCCGGAACCGCGCCGTTGCCGTACAGTTCGGCCAGCAGGCGCTCTGCGGCCAAGGCGAGGCCAATAGCCTCCGCTGCCTGCTCTACGGGGCTCTCGCCCATCGGCCCGTCGACGGATAGGCCGCCAGTGACGTGCAAGAGGCTGCGATACGACACGATGCGCTGCCCCTCGTTGCTCGTGACCCGATAGACGGGGCTAAACTCGGTGCTGTTCTCAGGATCGTAGGACACGCGGTCCGGGTGCAGCGGGTTCAGAAACCGAATCTCGCCGTCGCCGCCCCTGCCCTTGACCGAGAAGTGGTTGCCCCACAGCGCTACGTGAAGCATGGCGCGCCGCCAGTATTGGGAACCCGTCATATATCGGTTTGGACGGCGTAGAACGCGGTTGAGGGGATGATCCGGCTCGGGGCGTGTCGTTACATGCCCGTCGTTGTCCGACAGCTCTCTGACGACCTGAACCGGGTAGCTGCCAATCGCGTTGCACAGCGCCCGCACGATGGCGTGGACGGTCGTGCAGCGCATGGCGTTCTCCGGAGTCACCGACTCGCCTGACGCCACCATGTTCGTGAACATCAGGCGGATGATCTCGTCGAACGACCGCTCCTTGGTCTCTGCGCCCCACGTGCGAGGGTTGTACCAGCTCATAGGATCACGACTCCCTCTCCCGGGTAGTAGTACTCGTCCCCTGCCATGCAGCGATTAATCGCCATCAGCAGGGCAATAACGCCGTCGATCTTGCGGTTCGGCGCGGATTTGCGCGGATAGATGTTGTCCTTGTAGTCAACCCTGACCTCTACGTTGGCGATCATCCACGTCAGCACGGGGCAGTTGTGGTGAAAGCGTCCGTCCTTGACAAATGCCTCTAGCCACTTCATAGCCTCGCTGAAGTTTACGACAGTCGGGCGCACATCAACAGTCTGCACGCCCTGCTGCCCCATGTGGACGCTGAACTGCGTGCTGTTGTGCATCGGGTCGACGGCGAACTCCCGGACGTTGAACGGCCCGACGATTTCGTCCATGACCTGCGACTCGATAACGTCCACGTCGATGATATTACCCGGAGTGGCCCTCATGTGCCCGCCCCGCACCCAGCCGTCGTACTGCCCCACCGCATCCTCTGAGATGGTTTCCTCGGGCAGCCAGTGGCGCATGAAGGCGTACAGGTGTTTCTGACCGTCAATCTCACGCACGAACACCTGCGCGCAGCTCGTGACGTCAATCTTGGACGCGAGGTCGATGCCACACCAGCAGGGGTCACCCTCGAAGTCCTGTAGCCGCATCGCGTGGTCCTCGCACGCCTGCCACTGCCTCATGTTCATCCACGCGATAGCCGAGCTTGTCCATACGTTCAGGCGCTTGGTGAGGAAGGCGTTCTGCTGGCTGACGACCTCGGCGGCCTTGCGCGCCAGCGTCTCCAAGTCCATCGGGTAGACCGACACGTTCAGGTTCGGGTTCGCCTTGCGCCATATCTCGCGGTCGGTCCAGTCGTCCTTCTCGTCGATCGTAAAGATGACCGCAAAGAACCTCTCGTCCTCGACGGTGCGGTTCAGCACCCTGAGACCGTACCCGCGTATCTCCCAGCAGATGCCCCCGGTGTCTACGCCCGCCGTGGTGATGTTAAACATCAGGGGCTGTAGGCGCGACCCGGTGGCCGTCTCAAGCACGTCGTACACGCTGCGCTTGGTCCACGCGTGAAGCTCGTCGTTGATCGCGCAGTGAATGTTCTTGCCGTCGAGGGTCTCGCCCTGCGCGTGTAGCGGCTCGAAGTAGCTGGCGGTGTCTAAGTGGTGGATGTTATGCGCGCGCACGTCAACCGGCAGGCTAGGAGAACGCAGCGCCATCTGCCTGCTGACCTCAAACACGATCTTGGCCTGATTGCGCGTCGTCGCGGCGCTGTAGACCTCGGCCCCGGCCTCGCCGTCCTCGACGAGCATGTAGAGCGCAATGGCTGACGCGAGGGTCGACTTGGCGTTTTTGCGAGCGACCTCGACGTAGGCCGTGCGGAACCGCCTGAGCCCGTCCTCGCCCCGCCAGCCAAACACGTTGCACACGATGAAGCACTGCCACGGCTCAAGCACCAAGAGCAGACCCTTCTTGGCCCACTCTCCCTTGATGTGAGGCAGCGACTCGACGAACTGACAGGCCTTGGTGGCCTCGATCGCGTCAAAGTGAAACTCGAAGGGGTCGGTGTCGAGGTCGCGCAGAAAGCGCTCGCACGCCTCTCGCTCCAGCTTCCCCGCGACCACTCGTCCATGAGCCACGTCATCGGCGTACTCGATGGCCTTGGCGACATGGGGGAACTCAAGCTCCCAACTCACTGAGCCTTTACGCGGGTCCGCGAGCTGGGCGTCATTCCGAATTCAGTCAGGATATTCAGCGCCTTCTTCTCGGCGGCGTTGCGCACCGTAAGGTAGGGGTTCTGTTGGAAGTAGTCCTTGTTCTTGCCGACCGTCACCATCAGTCCGCCTTGCAGCACCATCCTGTGCGCCTTTCGAGCCTCGACGGCGGCCCGAGCGTAGATTTCCAGAGCCTCTACGTCTGACTCGCTCATCACCCGCATCTTGGCAAGCTTCGTCGCCATCTTGGTGAATTCCTTGGCCTCGTCCTCGTCTAGGTCCTCCGGGGCGTCCGGCACCGTGACCGGGACAATCGGCTCGTCATCGTTCATGCGAGACGGCTTATCCGCCCCTCTCACGATGCGCAGGTTACGCGGTGTTGGCTTCGGTCCTCTCATTTGTCTACCTTCTGTCTAGCATGGGGGTCGAATAAATCTGTCCACGCAAAAATATGGG